TCCCGCCCCATGAAGAAACGAAAGCTCAAATGTAAAAACATCGTCGTTATCGGCGATACTCACTGTGGGTCCAGCGTAGGACTCAACCCTCCCAGAGTGCTGCTGGATGACGGCCTGGAGGTTGTGGCTCGCGGCCACTCTCGCATCATCTGGAACTACTGGCAGGATTTCTGGAAGTGGGTTTACCAGCGGCTCGATGGCCAGCCGTTTGTCCTGGTCCACAACGGTGATGCGGTGGACAACCGGCACCATCATTCCCTGCAACTGTTAGCTGGCAGTCTGGCCACCCAGAAGGATATCGCCCAAACGGTGCTGGAGCCGCACGTCAAGAAAGCTGAGGCGTTCTACATGATTCGCGGCACCCCGGCTCACAGTGGCGAGTCGGCGGAACTGGAGGAGTCGCTGGCGAAGTCTCTTGGCGCGGTGCCTGAGCGTGGCAGCTACACTCGCAACGAGTTGTGGGTGCAGTTGGGCAAGGAGGTCATCCATTTCGCGCATCACATTCCCACGTCTGGTTCGCATGCCTACAAGTCCAGCCCAGCGATGCGGTTGATGGCGCAGGCGTTTGCCGATGCCGGTGAGTGGGGACTCAGGCCACCGACCATGATGGTGCGCTCGCACGTTCACGACTACATCGAGGTGAAGCGGCCCAACTGCCGGGTGGTGGTGTGTCCTTGCTGGCAAGGCAAGACCGGCTTCATTTGGAAGAAGGACACCATTACTCAGCCGGTGCTGGGTGGCTTGCTCATCCGCCTGGGTGACGAGGGGGTTCACGTTCGCGAGCGGGTGTACCGGCTTCCCAGGGCGAAGGTGGTAAGGGTATGAAGGTGCTCAGCGGACCCCCGGCTGGGTATTACTCCCCGAGAACTCCCCGGCCCGATATCCCGCAAATCATCTTTGCTGAAGTGCCCACGGCACCCGTTGGCTGGTTCACGGTGGACCAGTGGGCGGCGATGCGTCAACGGGCTTATGACCGGACCCGGTGCTGGTTACGGGATCAGGTGGTGAGCGGCCTGATGGAGCGGCGACTTTTCCAGATTCGCTGCCCGGTCAGTGGTCAAATGCGGCGGGTGCCGCACTGGCGCTGGGCCAGCCGCCAGGGAGGCCGCGCTCGGTAAGCCAACAGGTTTTTTCCGGGATTTGAGAGGCTGCTGGCAGGTAACACCAGCAGCCTATTTGTTTAGTCCCGGCGCTGGACTGGTGGAACTCCCCGATTTGGCCGCATGTCCACAACGAAGTCCGCATCGGGCAAATCCTGCACACCCGCAGCCGTTGCGACATCAGTGATTGGCGCTGTCGCTGGCTCGTCCTTAGCCGAGTGCGGAGCAGTTGTGAAGTAAGTCGGAGGAAATGGCGGGGCAACCGGGCGAACCCGGCCACGGGATCGGCGCACAACCAAGCGAGGGTTATTGCCGCCAGGATCCTGATCCAGGTGGCCCAGCGGACGGCTCGCTTTCTCCAGCCAAGCCGCAAAGAGGTGGACGATGTGATCATGGCGTTTCTTGATCATGCGGCTCCATCGGTAGAGGTAGCTCGATGGGGTGGGGCTTTTGCTGGCGGTTTCAGTTTCGGTGCGCAGGACTTCTTTGTCCCAGGATTTGGTCGGCACAACTTCCAGGGTCCAGCCGATGGTCTGGTCGGTTTGCATTTCGACAAGCTCAGTGGAGTAGAGGCAGGTGGTAAAGCCGATGGCTTCCAGGGCGGCATCTCGGTCGGCGGCTTTCTTGCGGAACAGGGCGGCGATGTTGGGCCACCGGGCGTGAAGCATGCCGCGCCAGTTGGCCCGGTACGGGATGGCGTAGAGGGTGGCGAATCCCAGGTTGAGCGGCTTCTGTTCTTGGAGGAGCCACTTGACGGCGTTGTAGCAAAACATGTTGTAGAGCAGGTTCATGGCCGGGACATCGGTCTGGCCTGCGAGGTTGCACACGTAGCGCACAAAATCCTCGGCTTTGACCGGGTCCGGGTCTGGCTCCGGGGTGCTGATGTTGTCGGTGGGCAGTTCCGGTTGCTGGCCCCACTTGTGGTAGTATTCAGGTGTGATGCCCCGGCATTTGACTGCGATTTTTTCAAACCAGCTTTGCCGGATGAGCCATTGCGGCCCATCGGAGTCAAACGCCCTGGCGGTGAGCCGGTCGTAGACAAAGGCTCGCTGGCGCTGGTCCTGGACCGGGATGGCCAGGGTGACCAGGTAGGCTTCGTTGTCGCTGCAATCTCTGACCGGCGTGGCGTAGAGCGGCCAGGAGTAGTCCAGGCCGTCTACGTGGTCAGCGATGCGCCACAGCTGCTTGTCATCGGTGGCAATTGTGGTCCTCATGTCACTGCTCGATTTCGGACACCCACTCCATGATTTGGCCGTGCCGCGCAAACCAGTTGCCCCTCCCGCCATCCAGGTGGACGGTCGTGCCGGATTCGTGGCGGGTGACAAAGATCTGCACGGTATCGAAGTGCTCCATGAGCGCACTGAGGTGGTGGGCGATTACTTTACTGTCTGTGTCATCTTGATTCGACATGGGCGCTTGGGGGTTCTGGGTTCGCGTTTTGCGATTACGTGGCCGATGGGGTAGCCGTGGTAGTGCTCCCACGCCTCACCGTTAAAACGCCAGTCGGAGGAGGCGGGGTTAGAGCGCTGGCCGCATTCGCAGATCCAATCGTCAGCGGAGTAAACGCGCAGCCAGAATAGTTCAGTGTCGTTCATCGGGGTGTGGTGTTGAAGCCGCCAAAGGCCATGTTGAGTGGGGTGTTGTGGGTGCGCTGCCGCTGGAGGCGGTAGCGATTGTTGGTGCGTTGGTCGATGGTTTTGATGAAGTGGAAGCATTCCCTGCTGAGGAGTTTTCCCTGTCGCTGACGGGCTTTCAGCAGCTTGTATTTGAAGGCTTCCGCAGCCGATTGGTATTTGAAGTGGATCTTCATTTCTTGCGTATTTCGGAGAGCAGGACTGACCAGGCTCGCTCGATGTAAGCGGCCAGCCGGGGGTGGTTGCGGGTGGTCCAGGTCCAGGTGGTTTGGTTTCGGCGGATGCTCACCAGGTGCTGGGCTGGCACCTTTCTTAAGTGAACGCCTTTGTGTTTGCCGAAGGGCATGGGGTCCAGGTCGGATAGGAAGAGAGGTTGGGTCATATGGTGATAAGGCCGCTGCCCACCGAGGGGGAAGCGTCGTGGGTTAATTCATGGGGCATCTCGCTGCCGATGGCGTAGCTGGTCCCGTCGAAGGGATGCCGGAAGGGGGAGCCTGGCTGGACCGGTTCGTTTTTGGCGCGGCCCGGTTTGAGGAACTGCGCCCAGCCGATATTCCAGCGGCAGTGGGCTGAGAGGAACAGGCGCTGGGCGTGAAACAGGCGGCGAGCCATGGCGATGCGCTGGCGCACACTCCCGGCCCCTTTGGTGACCGGGCGCATGCGGATGTGGCCATCGCTCACGTCGAAAAAGATCTGGGCATCGTTGTTGTTGGCGGTGGCCGAGTAGTTAAACAGGGAGGAATCGGACCAGTGCCGCCAGATGGGCGGCTTGTCGGTCTTGTAGGTCTTCTGGAACCACTCGGTCCAGAACTGGACCCGCTCCCAGACTTGGTGGGCGAAGTCGGCTACGCTGACCTTGCGCTCGATGGAGCAGATCTCATCGAAGAGGTCGTAGCAGATCTCCTCGCGCTCATCCAACCGGGCGCAGAGGAAGCCGGTGGCGTGGTTCAAGTCGCCCATGTCGGTGCCGGTGACCAGCACGGTGGCATGCTCATGGGGGGTGATGACTTCCCACTCATCCCGGTTGACTGAATCGGCCTTGCCGACCACATGGATGTTGAACAGGAACACGTCATCGAAGTGACCGGCGGCTGTGTCGCGGACCCAGCGGCCCTCAACGAACCGGGCGTACTTCACCGGGTCATGCTTGTATTTGCCGACCAGGTTGGCTCGCTCGCGAGGGTCCAGGAACGGGTTGTCATCCAGGGTGAACTCAAAGGAGGAGTAGAGGTCGCTGTGGTTCTGGATGAAGTATTTGCTCTCCTTGTCCTGGGCCTTGAAGAACAGGTCGTGCAGCCAGTGCTCATCCCCTTCTTCCGGCGGGTTACAGTCAAAGATGAACAGGTGCTTGTCGAAGGGCACCCCGATGATGCGCAGCTGGTCTTCCAGGATGTCGTAGACGATGCGGTCTTTGAACTGGTCGGCTTCGCTGAGCCAGATGGCGCTGAAGCGGCTGGACTTGAACTTCTCCTCAACGTCGTACTCGTAATCGAGGGAGTGCAGCTGGATCTCGCTCTCGCCGCCGTGCGAGTTGCGGATGACGAGGTACTCCATCTTGGTGGCCGGGTCGGTGCCGTGGCGCAGCACCTTGAGTCCCCAACCGGCATCCACCCAGCCGGGGATGATGTAGTTCTTAAGATCCTTCCAGACGCCGATCTTGGCGTTCTTGGCCGTCTTGGCGATGACGGCTCCCACCGCCCCATCGGTTTCCCAGAAGTGGCGCAGGAACCGGTTGCCTACGGCGATGGTCTTGCCGCACTTGCGGGAGCCGGAAGCCAGGACGTTGCGCCGGTAGCAGTTGTAAAGGGAGTAACCCTTGAGGCTGAGGAGCGGGAACCAGCGTCCCTGGTTGTCGATGACTCCGCGCTGGCAGGCGTATTCAGTCGAGAGGGGCGGCAGAACGCGGAGCGTGTCGAGCGGGGGCGGCAGGACCACCATATCTATGAGTAACTTGTTGTCGCTGGTCGGTCATAGCCGTGTTAATTGTCGGATGCTAGTCGTATAACGAACGTACCACGTAAGCAAGTTTTTTATGAGTGAGCGCATCGAAATTGACCTGGAATCCAACCCTGACCTGGAAGAAGCCAAACCCGGCGACTGCCTGAAGGTCGTAGCCAACGACGGTGCCTCTCTCACCGTGAAGATGGTTGTGGCCGAGGAGGAGGAAGAGGAAGTCGAGGAGGTTGAGACCGAGCCGGAAGTCAGCCAGGAGTCTGGCACGGCGATGAAGGCGATGGGCTTGATGGGCAAGGGTCGTAAGCCAGCCGTCTAAATGAAGGTAGCGCACGGTTACCCCAGGGCCAAAGTCGAGCGCACTTTCGCGCTGCATGACGATGGCACGGTGTCACTGGTCATCGCCGCTCGGCGAGTTGCGGCCAGGATGACCCGCCAGGGATACCTGCTCATCGATCTGGAGGAAAGCATCCCGGTGGCTCTGCGTTGCGATGGCATGGAGATGAAGCCCAAGCTGATTCTCAAGCTGTATTGCAGGCCGCGCAGTGACCAGCGGGAGCGCCTCAATTGGAGCCAACTTAAACACCTCAAATGCAAGACCTGACTCTCCTCGCCAAAAAGGGCTACAGCACCAAGTCGCTGGAATCCCTGTTCTGCGCTGATGTGCTGGCCGATGGGCCGAAGCGCCTGACCGAGATCCACAGCGCCCGGTTGCGCCACGCCATCAACACCAACATCCTGGAGGCTCCCCTTTACGGGGCCATTGACCGCGCTCTGGAGGCAGCCCAGAAGAATGTGCCCTACCTCCAGGCCAGGGAGTTGGCCGACAGCGGCAAGAGCCATGAGGAGATCGTGCAGGCGTTCCGGTCTTTCCAACTGGAGAAGATGTTAGAGCCGGTGCTGGACCCGGTGACCGGCGACGAGGTGAAGAACCCCAAGGACGGCAAGCCGCTCCTGACGTTCAACCGGCCCATCTTTGAGAAGGTGTTCCTGCCCCTGGTGGCAGCGTATTGCGAGGTGCGAGCGGCCAAGATCTATAACGACCTCAATGGCTACCCTCGCTACAAGTATTCGCCCAACCGGATGGCGATGCGGGATCTGCTGGTCTCGGACATCGTGACCAGCCGAATCCAGCGCATGGCCCAGGACATGGGCTACAGCGAGGATGACAAGCAGTCCATCAAGCAGCTGTGCTGGTATGGCATCTGTTTTAACTTCCCCAAAGAGGCTTACCACCGGGAGCAGTACGACACCTTGGTGGATGGCAAGGAAGAGACCAAGACCTTGCGCGAGGGAGTGCGCTTTGCCATCCCGCACCCGCGCCGTCACTTCTGGGACCGGTCCTGCCCCGCTTACACGTTCAACTCGGATACCGGCGTTTCCTTTGCCGGGTATTGGGACATCGTCAAGTTCAGCGACATCGCCGACAGCCCATCGTTCTGGAACAAGGCCAAGATCACGCACGGCGGCTATTCCCTGTTCACCACGCCGCAGTGGAAGGTCTACCAGGAGTTCTATCCCTGCACGGTGGCGGTGCCATCCGCCTTCATGGATCCCACGGCCAACAGCAGCCTGGACCGGATCGACCAGGAACGCATCGTCCTGAAGGATGAGCGGGATGCGCCGGTCACGCTGGCCGTCATGTATGACAAGATCGTGCCCAAGCAGTTCGGCCTGTTCGATTACGACAAGCCGGTGTGGATGCGCTTTGTCTACGCCAACCTGGACACCTGCATCTGGGCCGAGGTGATGCCGTATACTCCAGGCTGTGTTTACCTGGACCGTTACGATGCCAACAAGACCGTGCCCTCCAGTCTGGGCCTGACGCTGGCTCCGTTCCAGCAACTCTTGGGCAACTTCGTTCAGCAGCATTTCCTGGCCGTCAAACAGAACCTGTTACGCATCAGCTTCATCAACGAGGACATCGTTCCCAAAGACCAGATCTCCCTCATCCGCAAGCTCAAGGAAAAGATCTACGACGGGTTCCAGCTGTTTGGCTATTCCAAGAAGCGGGACAGCTTCCTGGAGGCGGATCGGCGCGAGGCCATCACCACGGTGGGTGTGCCCCAGGTGGACACGCAGCAGACCTTGTCCAACGTGAACCTGACGCTGATGGCTCTGGAGCGCATGCTCGGCTTCTCAGCCCAGGAGGTGGGCGCGGCTGCCAGCCATGAGCAGACGGCCCAGGAGGTTTGCCTTCGAG